GGCCGCAGTACGGAGGATGGAGAATGTGTTAGAGCACAGACCAATATCGCAGACGAGGACATTGGAGATTTCAATCTCGCCCAGCAATTTCACTCGTTTGAGGAATGGCGGGTTGCAGGTGAACAACATCATAGCGCTCGCCGAAGGCACATGGACGGATTCAGCAATTGGGACACCATTGCATTATCCCGCTAGGATACTCGAAAAGGATGCTGAGAATTGGATAGGAAAAGGCATCTGGTCGAGGCATCAGGGCGGGTCGCCGAGGGCTATCACTGATAGGATCGGCATGATTAAGAATCCTCGATATGACGCAGAAACGAAGGCGATTGTTGTGGATGGATTATTCCACGGCAGATCGCAGGCGTCTAAGGACGTCATTCAAATGATAGAGGATGGAGAGGTCACCGACGTCTCAGCAGAGGTCGGGGGCAAGGAAGTCTGGAATGCAGAGACGAAGCGGTACGAGGCCGCTAGCTTGGCATTCTACGGTTTCGCGACGGTTGACCGAGGCGCGTGCACTGTTTGTAAGATGAAGCGCAACGAAGCGGCCGAATGCGAGCAACTAGAACAGAAGGAGCGGGAAGACATGGAAACAAAAGAATTGGAGCAGAAACTCGCCGCTCTTGAGACCGAAAAGGTCGAGCTAGCAAAGAAAGCAGAATCGGAGAAAGCCGAGCTGACAAAGCAACTCGAAACCGTTTCGAAGTCCAAGGACGACGGGGAATCCGCGCATAAGACAGCGGTTGAGGCTATGACGGCCAAGATCGCCGAGTATGAAACGCGGATTAAGGAGCTTGAGAAGACCGCTGCTCCTCCGAAGACTCTACCGGGTACTGGAGAGGAGAAGAAGCTGGTGGTTCAAGAGCTGGAAGTCGTAAGACCGGCCAGGAGCATCGGCGGGGAGGTCTCTCGGGCTTAAACCCTGGAGAACAGAGGAGGAATAGAGAATGGCAACAGATAGAACAGCGTTCCCGACAACTCAGAAGAACATTCTGATCTCGGGAAACAACGTGCAGTCCTTTACGGTCGGCGCAACTGCTGTCAAAGCCGGTCAAGTCGTCAGCATCTCTGCGGCGGGGGATTCATGGACGGTTATCCCATGTGTCGCAGAAGCGGATTCACAACCCGTCGGTGTAGCGTTGGCTGACGTAGCGGCAGCGGGCAAGGTGGCAGTCGGAATGATTGGCACCATTTGTCGGGTATCGAACTACTCTAGTGATGTGAACATCGACGCGGGGCACTATGTCACGATGAACGATTCAATGACACCACTAGGTGGCACGGTCATCGAATGCCCAGCCGCATCGACAACGGTTGAACTGCTCGGCTTGATGGTGGAGGATTCGACAGCCGCGAGTCTTGGTCTTGAGGCCATGCTCGTGCTGTGCGGAGCGACATATTGTGAAGCTGACTGAGGAGGGATGAACAATGGCACCAACAGATAGAACCTCATTCCCCGTGCTTCGGACATCGGCTGTGCCCGGACCTATCGGGGAGAGTCTGAAGGGAGTTCACATCTCAGGCAATAATGTGGCATCCTTTACAGTGGGAGCAACAGCAGTGAAAGCAGGACAGGTAGTGAGCATTTCGGCAACGGGACTTGACTTCACGGTCATACCCTGTATTGCCCAGGCGGGTTCACAACCAGTAGGCGTGGCAATAACGGACGCGGCAATCGGAGCGAAGGTTGCAGTGGCGATGATAGGTTGCATCGTGAAGGTAAGCAATTACGCAAGCGATGTGCAGATCGACGCTTCCGAGCGACTGACGTGGAACGACTGCGCCATAGGTGGCTCAGTAATTGCGGCTTCGGGAGGCACTACCCAGCCCCTAGTGGGCAGGGCATTGGCCGACGACACAGGTTCGTATCTCGAACTGACGCCGATCCTAGTGATGTGCGGTGCGAGGAGCACTATACATGCGTGAGGTGAGGACAAATGGGAGATAGAACACTTTGGACCAATGCGATTCCCGGAGAAGGGAATGTACTGGTCGTGGGCAACAATGTCCACAACTTCAAGGCCGGTGCCGCAATCACCAGAGGCCAGGTAGTCGCGATACACGGGACTGGGGAGAACTTCACGGTATGGCCCGCGATTCTTGGGACGACAACCGTTCCGATTGGCGTAGCCATACAGAGTGTCGCGAGTGGAGCGATGTGCGCAATAGCAGGACTCGGGTGCATCGCGTACGTGCAACAGGAAACTGATAACACGGACTTGGATGCAGGCACGAGAGTCGTTCAGACGAACAGTGCGGGATTCGTAGGAGCCGAGGCAGGAGCCGACGAGGTGGAGTACATGGTCGGTGTACTGCTGGAGGAATCCGACGCATCCGATGACACGTACGAACGATGCCTGATACTGTGCGGACTACCGACTCAGACGCACGCCTAAACACTAACAGGAGAACAGGAGGAATCAATCATGGAACAAAAGACAAGAGACCTGTCTGCTTACTTCGCGCCGATCTTCAAGATAACGGGTGGGTTCGCGGACAACGGAGAAAAGAGAGAATTGGTGAAGACCATCCCAGCCGACCTTGGCTGGCAGGTTGGAGACAAGACAGTTCCTATCAGGGAACTTCTACTTTCCGACGCGGTCGACACTGGACTGATACAGACCGCAGTCTACGACTCGATAGTCAAAGGTGCGTGTCCGGCTCAGTGCATGAGGAACGCATTCAATGTATGGCCGATGCCCGGAGCGGCTATGACGGTCAACATTGGAGCATCCAAGGGCTATGCGTCCGAGGTTGCTGAGGGCGCGGAAGTGCCGAGAACGACCGAGCACCCAACGACTGCGACCATCACTGCGAAGAAGTACGCGGACAGAGCGGAAATCTCGCAGGAGATGATCGACGACGCGATGGTGCCGGTAATCCAGTACCAGCTAGAAGCGGCTGGTCTGAGATTGGAGAACGCCCTTAACAGGGTTGTGTTGGACGACTTGACGACGGAAACAGTTGTCATCCACTTCGACACTGCGACAACGAACCTCGGTCTGGCTTCCCTCGGAGGCGCAATCTCGACGATGACGGGTGCCAATCTCAATGGCACGGACCTGATAATGTGTCCGGAGTACAAGGCCGTTTTGATGAGGGAGTTCACTCCCGCGACTGGGTACTTCGAGCTTGGCGACACCGTCAAGACCGGGATGCTCGGCAAGGTGTTCGGTGTCAACCTACATCTGTGCAACGCCATCCCGACTGCGGGCGAGGGTGCGCTCTTCGGCTACGCCGCAAACGCCGAGATAGGTGCGTACCTGATAGACAGGAGTGCTGCAGGTGCGATCGGCATGAGGCAGGACATCACGACTGTCGACTACAAAGACCCGATCAGGGACTTGGTCGGCATGGTTGTCAAGATGCGTTTCGGGTACACGCACTTCAACCATTCGGCAGTGTGCGGAATCGAGTACTAAGTTACTCGATTCTCAAACCTTTTTTTATCTTTCATCTTAAGGAGTGAACAAACATGAAGAAAGGAACGTTCTTCACAGCAGACATAACAGCGATAGCACAAACCGCGACATACACAACTCTGACACCGTCTGTCGATGTATCGAGAGCGAAACGAGCCGTGCTTCAAGCTTATGCAACTGGTGAAGACGGTGGCGCGAACGGGATCGTGACATTTCACATAGGGGCAGTCGTTGGAGACCATGCGCCAGAATCGGGGCATTCGACTTCGGACCTCACGACAGTCACAGTGACTATGGCTGGAGCTGGAAAAGCAATCGGCATACCCGTCCTCATCGACACCGATGGAATGACTTCGCTCGAATGCACATCTATTGGAAACGCGGATGCGGCCAAGGACGCGCTACTGGTGAATCTTTCTTTCGGTCTGGTCGAGCGCGACGACGAGACTCTGAACCAGGGAGATACCGTCCTGAGTGGCGGGGCTTAAACCTTTTCAGACTTTCCAATCACGAGGGATAACGATGTCAACCAAGACGTATGATGCAACAGATGGAGTTCTCGCGAGTACTGCGGCCAATTGGGTGGGCGGTATCGCTCCGATAGCAGGAGATAATATTGTTTTCGATGCGGCAAACTCGGGAGCACATAACTGCACCTTTGACCTCGCTCTCGTCTTTGGTAGTTTCACGATGAGCGCGGGCTACACGGGAGTCATAACACAGGCCGCATCATTTACAGTAACATCGTTCAGTATCGGGGCGGGTACATTCACTGGGAGCGATGCCTACTGGCTCACTTGTACCGCCGGCTGGGCACGAACCGCTGGAACGTTCACCGGAAGCGTTGCGAAGGTGTATGTCAAAGGCGGGACATGGGCAACCAACCTCTACACGTTCTTCTTCGCATTGAGGTTTTCCGGGTCGGTGACAGTTGATTGTCCCGGGCAGAACATCGCCACTTATGATGGAAGCGACGGTTCTTTGATTGTTGATACTGGAGCCGTGGTTTCTATCACCGCCACTTCTATGCTAAAGGTTCAAGGGAACAATGTCGCCAACTTCTCGAATCTCGGGACGATAACCGGTGAAGGATTGCTGAGAATAACGGACTACCGAAACGCAGCATTCACGATACCGTCACTCGGGACTGTAAACTGTCCGGTGTCGATTGATTCCCAAGGCGGTGGGGCAGGGACGCTTGCTTACACCCTTGGAACCGGCCTCATCTTGGGGAGTACACTCACTACATACGGGGTTACAGCAGGTCAGAACTGTCAACTTACGACAGGGAACTATGCGGTTTCCGCAACCGACATCACAGTAGGATTGCGCGGAATACTCGTTGGTGGAAGTTCCATAATAACGTGCGCGGGTACATTCGATTCCAGCGCGGGAACATTTACTCAGGGTACGTCAACGGTCATCATGGGTGCGAACGGAAACCTGAAATGCACGGCAGATGGGGTTTACAATCTAAGAGTCGCGGAGGGAATAACGACCACATTAACTGCCGCATTGAACGTCTACAAAGACCTTCGCAATAATGGAACCCTGACGAGAGGAGCGAATACCGTTTCGCTTCTAGGAGCGGGAGAACAGACGGTCAGCGGGTATCCTGATACCGCGATCACGGTGAACAGTGTGGGGCCAGTCATATTCCATGAGTGCGCTCATCACCACGCCGATGTAACAGCTACGGCGGGGACTTTCGTCTGGACAGGTTATGGGAGATACATCACGCACGGCAATCTTTCCATCAGTGCGATTTCGCGCAAACCAAATCCGTTCACTGACGTGCAGAACCTGAATGGTACTCTGACCTTCGATGCCGAGGCGCGAATGAAAGACCTAATCACCGATGCTGGACAGACAACCGTTCAATCGGCAGGTGTCCAACTAGGTATCTCGGGGAAGATCGCGACGGCGGGGACTTTCACTCAGAACACGCCGACGAAGGTCGAACGGGGGGAAAGAGCATTCGGATTCCCATTTGCCGTGTGCCTCCGTCCCGTCAATCAAGTCAAAGGATGGGGTGATGCCTGATGGCTCTGAGCACGGACAATGAAGGTAAGAGGATGACGAGGAAATGGTCCGATGACCGGGCGACGGCCCTCATACATCCCGATAGATTCACCGATGAGGAATTGACTTGGCTCGACATCGACCCAACGACTGCGACCGAATCGAACGATCAGAACCCGGATATGTTCTTAGTCGACACTCAACCAGAAGATTCGCGGACAGAAACTAAAGATTACGATATACGGAAGAGACCAGAAGTAGGTGACTGAAATGGAGCAAGCAAAGTTGGCAAGGCTACTCGCAGTTGTGGTAGCGATAATCGTGTACGCGACCGCCGCGTCCCAGGGGGAACTCTGGAATTTGGGCATCGCATTCGCGGTTGCCATAGTTGCGAGTATAGGCATCTGGCTCCAGCCGCCCACAGACTTAGGCAATTGGGCGAAGCTGAGAGACCATCTGCTCCTGAGTGTGCCATTGGCAGGACTGAGTGTGGTCGGGGGATTGATACTGTTCGATGGAGCACTTCAATTCGCGACCATCTTCGGGCTGTTCATCGGTCTGTTCACGACAGCAAGTATCTTGGAGCAGCGCCTCATGGGAAATCCGTGAGGCAAACCCTTTTCTTTTCATCGGAGGTAAAAGATGTCAAAGACAGAATCCGAAGACCCGAATCAGATAGCACTCAGAGTCATTGGAGCGCCCGCACAAGCGGTCGACCTCTTCACAGTTGAGAAAAGCGATGGTACCGAAGTCTTTTCAATCGACAAGGATGGCAACATCGTTTCCGAGAGCGCGACCATTTCGTCGCCATCCTTCATAGTCTATCGTTCTGCGGTTGCGATGTGGAAAGCATATAACTGTGTCACCGGAGTGGTTGATTTCTCAGGAACCAACGGACAAACAGTTCTCGAAGCAGCGATTGCCGCCCTGCCATTTGCGGGTGGAACAATATACCTCAAGCGTGCGGTAACCGCATTAGAGACATACACTCTCCCGGGCAGATGGGTTTCGCCCGTCGATTTCACGTTCGCGAGCACGGTCGAAGTCCCGGATGGTGTGTCGGTTATCAGTGATGGGGCAGTGATTAAGGCAACCACTTTGGACGATGCGGTCTTCGACCTCAACACGGATGATGAACCGTACAATCTTCACGGATACATGATGGTGATGCAGGGGTTGGCAATCATCGGAGGCAGAGCCGTAACGCCCAATCAAATCGCGATCAAGTGTTCGGGGTGGTCGCGAGGGCCGCAGATCCGGGATGTGAGGATATACGAGTGCACTAACGGCATCCAGTTCAACGGCCCAGTCTACAACGCGCTCATCGAGAGCTGTGTTCTCGACGGTGGCTATTGCGGAGCTGGTGGATACGGCATTTCGCTGCAAACACATGATGCGGTGGTGCCTAATGCCAATCATATAAGCCACTGCGATATTTCGAGTTACGCCATCGGTGCAGACCTTCAATCGGGAGGAGGCAACACCGTTGACAACTGCTATCTTGAAGGTAACACCCTCGGGATACATGGTGATGCAAAAGGGACGATATCCGGGTGCTTCATACAGGCAGGAGCGGGGCAGACGTGCGTTCAAACCGGCTCGATGGGACTCAATGGGAACTGCTTTGAGGCCACGGGTGTGGGTTCGATCGCAGTAGATGTTCTCAATACACGCGCACCGGTGATTTCCGGCAACAACTTTTACACGTACAACGGTGGAAAGGCGATAACCTGCTCCGCAGGATACGCGTCTTCCCCCATCACAGGTAACACCATTTTCATGGGTGGTGGCGTTGCCGTCACTCAGGGCATCAACGGAGACTTCAGGAGAAGCACCATAACGGGAAACAAATTCATCTTCGGAGATGCGGGAAATACCGGTGTTCCGGCTGTTGATATTGCAGGTGACAGAATTGTGTTCGTAGGAAACACATGGGCGGAAACATGCGGAGGAACCTGTCTGAGGTATACCGCCGCCGATGATAATGTGATTGTGGGCAATCGGTTCGGCGGCGTCCTAGACATTCACGGTGTATCTGGCGACAATGTTGTAATCACGGGTAACCTAGTGACAACTATCACAATTGATGCGGGCACGGCCAGGATTCACGGCAACGCTGGTTATGTGACCGAAAATTCGGGCACGGCGATGGGGACCGGGGCGCAGCAAGAGATTCATCACGGACTTTCGGTTACGCCGAACCGTGTCATCTTGTCGGAATATCTGACAGGAGCGGCGATACCATATCAAAGCGCGGCGGCCGATGGTACGCATATCTACGTGTTAGCCACCATCAATAAGGACTTTTTGTGGGAGGCGAAGACGGTATGAGTTCGGCACACGATCTAGCGGGAAAAGCGCACACGATAGCGGCGGACTTTACTGAAACATACTTCACGTTCACGGATTCAGTTGGCGGCGGGACATTGACATTAGAGTCGGGGTCGACTTTGGAATTCGATGATGCCGCCGGAGCGGGATTTCTGGCGACAGCCGTTGCATTCACTATTATCATCAATGGTAACTCGACCAGCAAGTGCACAATCAAGTCGGCGAACTCATATCCTGATTATCGGTGGACTCTCCCACTCCCAACTGCCATTCTCGGTACACACGCAACGAGATGTATCTTCAGAGACTACGTCGGCAGTTTTCCGTCCGATGCTATATGGCCGAGGAACAACTGCGAATACATCACCGACCCCTACACCTACGCGACCTCGACCGAACTCGTTAATCTCACCGGAACCACACTAACGGATTCGGTTCTACACGAGATTCTCGGGCAAGCGACGAACGAGATCAACTCGCGTCTAGCAATGGACGGAATCACCGTATCGAGTGCGAGCGATATAAACCTAAGAGCAATCGGACTCAACAAGGCGTTCGCTATGGTGATGAGGCGGATGCTCGCAGACGGGACACGTTCAGGTTCGATAAACACGGATGGGGGTTCCAGTCCCGACCCGATGGTTTTGGCGAATGAACGCGAGCTGAAGGCCGAGGAACAGTTGAAATGGTACATCCGCGAACATCTACCCTCTACACGTAAGAGACTCTGGGCTTTCAAGGTGAACGAACACGGTTGAACTTCAGATGCCTAATATGCAGGCAATCGTTGACCATCTCAGAGGGTTGGCCGACCAGTACCCGGGCGAAGTCTCCATAGCTTTACAGCGCGTACTTGAGGAGATCCTGACGGAATCGAAGAAGATATGCCCGGTGAAGACGGGATACCTCAGAGGGTCGGGGTATGTCTCCGAGCCGGTTCTCGGTTATGGGCAGATTCTGGCGACTATCGGTTACAGTGCTGAATACGCTTGGTGGGTGCACGAATTGACGGACAACTATCATCACCCGCCCACGAAAGCGAAGTTCTTGGAGGAACCTCTTCAGATGTATTCGAAGAACATCCCGGAGGCAGTTCACAGCGAAGTGAACAGGATACTGGGGATTTGAAATGGTTCTTACTGAGGATATTGTCGCTCAGCTCGTGACGGGGGCGGTAGGTGTAGCCGGTCATATCGTCGGCACGACTATCACCCCCTCAACGGGAACGATATTCGAAAACACGTTGCCTGCCCTCCCCGATGACTGTATTGCGGTGTTTGCATACGGGGGAATCCCGCCTTCTGTAGACTGGGAGGGGGAGTTTCCTAATATACAAGTTCGCGTGAGAGCCACTTCTCACGACACCGCATACGACAACGCTTACCACGTAATGCACACACTTCACAAGCTCACGCGCACGACAATCAACGGCACGATTTACTATTGGATCGCGGCCAAGCAATCGCCCTCTTCATTGGGGAGAGACGCGAAAGGGAGACACATCTACGTCGTCAACTTTGATGTCATAAAGGAGATGGAATAATGGCAAACTACTCGCCCGGGGAACTAGCGAACTTCAACTACATAAGCGAGGGTTCATCATATGGAACGACCCCCGCGACGGCACTCGTCTGGGGATGCACAACCGAATCCATAAAGCCCAAGGTCAATGCGCATCAGGCGTTTCATCTCGGATCTACTTCGAGGTCGTATTCCGATGTCACAAAGGGCGCATGGGACATCGGGTTCAAACTCAAGGGATGGTCGAGAGCGGTCTCCAGCGGAGTCGATTGGCGCACATTCTTTGCCACCTTTGGGATGGGTAGCACGACCGCCTTAACCGAGCATCTGACCTCTTTCACATCCGAGGTTCGATTCGCAATAGGAGCGGGATACGTCTACTGGCATTTCAACGGCTGTAAGATTGACAAACTCAAGCTCGCCTGCGAGGGGGCAGGGCAACTCATCGACTTCGAGGCAGACATCTTATCCCGATGGGTGAACAAGGGAACCTCAAAGACGATAACGGGTCTTCAGTCTGTGGTGGTCGGTGCCAACGCAAACGATGTCACAACCGCCATCCTGACATGGACGGGCGTTTCGCAAATCAATATCGCGGCCGGCGGCCCGGTCGATTGGCATCCGAAGAAATGGAGCATCGAAATCGACAACGGATTAGATGTCACGATGGGGAATCTCCTCGGCGCGGATGCGGCTTACTATCATTGCGCGAGAGCCATCCAAGAGGGTAAGCGGGACATCATCTTCACATGCGAGGTCGACCTGGAGAATGAGACTTACAACACTGCAAAGTTGGCGGGTTCTGCAATTACATCCCTCACGGTCCCGATAGACGACGATACCATCACACTGGCGAACGGGGAGATAATGCTCGAAGACGACGACCTCCCGGAGTTCAAGAGAGCCATCATGGTACAACCGTTGAGAATCCGATTCAAGAGTATAGCGGTCGCGTGAGGTGTTGGAAATGGACGACGAACGAGCATTGACATTCGCGCTAGAGACGCTTCGGACGGAGAACCGCAGTGAGCATCACGAGATACTCTCGAAACTCGGCATCCTATGTACCAAGGTCGCAGTCACGGAGAGCAAGGTCGAAATATTGGGCAAGTTCAAGGATGACCACGAGGAAGAGCATTCCAACGACGACCGGACAGCTCTCGCATACTTCATCGGATTTATCATGCTCGGTCTCGGACTCGCGGCAGACTTCATACTGAGGCGATAGACGTGCCAACCCCGCCTCTGGACCTCGTAGAGTATGAGGGCCGACCTCCCTTTGCTGATTTCAAGCCCGTGTGCATGGATGATTATATCAAGTCCTACAAGAAACGCTGGGCGTTCAGGACATCCATCGGCGATGTTGTTTTGAAGAAGCTCACGCAACTCGATCGGGACAGAATACTCACCGTGTTCTTCGAGGAAAAGCCAGAGTTGATAGAAGTCCTCAAGCAAGCGGAGCAACTGCGGAACTTCGAGCGGCGAGGCATTCCCTTGGACGCGGCACATCTTGAGAAGATGGAATCGTGCGGGAAGTTACTGCGCGATCAACAGCGACTCTTTTCGATGGCGTGTTTCGAAAATCCTAAGTTCATGTCTCTTGAGGATTACGACGCGTTCCTCACGGCATTGGACGCCGAAGAGGTCACTAAGTTATACGTCTTATTGTCCGAACTCACGAGTGTTCGTTCTGCGACTGCGTCGTGCGAAATACTACTCACGATAGCGAAGGAGTATGGCATCCCCCTCTCGAACGACTTAACAATCGAGAACATGACCGCCGAGCAAGCGGACATATTGGTGAACACCCTCGAAAAGAAGGGCGAACTGATGAAG